TGGTAGAAAAACAACCAAAAAGTATATTTCCAAGTCAAGCTGTTAGTGATACAGAGAAAGCAAGTTTAGAGTATGGATTAAGTGTCGGTAGAGCAATAGAAGGTGAATGGTTTGAAAAGGACAGAGGGAATTCAAGATACTATGCAGCAAAGCAAAATTATCATCAGTTAAAACTTTACGCTAGAGGAGAACAAAGTATACAAAAATATAAAAACGAATTATCTATTAACGGTGATTTATCGTACCTTAATTTAGATTGGACACCAGTACCTATTGTACCTAAATTTGTAGATATTGTTGTTAATGGGATAGCTGAGAGAACATATGAATTAAAAGCGTATTCTCAAGACCCTTCATCAATACAAGAGCGAACAAATTACGTAAAAGATATTGTTGAAGACATGAAATTGAAAGATTTTAAAAATAATGTTACTGCGACAACTGGAATAAATACATTTAAAAGTGATATAAATAAGTTACCTGAAAATAATGATGAATTAGCGTTACATATGCAGTTAGATTATAAAGAATCTATTGAAATTGCACAAGAAGAAGCATTGAATAATTTAATGGATTTAAATAAATATGATTTAATTAAAAAAAGATTAGATTATGACATTACTGTTCTTGGTATAGCTGCAGTTAAAAATTCATTTAATACGGCTGAGGGAATTAAAATTGAATATGTTGATCCAGCGGATATAGTATACTCACAAACTGATTCTCCATATTTTGATGATCTTTATTACGTTGGTGAAGTTAGAAAAATAAGTATACCAGAATTAAAAAAACAATTTCCAGATTTATCTGATGAAGAAATTAAAGAGGCGGAAGGTATTGGTAGTAATCTACGTATGGCTAATAGATACAATCACGATGATGATGATGGGTTTATTAATGTGTTATATTTTGAATATAAAACATACCAAACACAAAATTATAAAATTAAAGAAACAGGATCTGGTGGAAATAAACCAATAAAAAAAGGTGGTGACTTTAATCCATCTATAGATGATAATACTAAATTTAAAAAAGCATCAAGGGCCATTGAGGTATTATATACAGGCGCTAAAATTATAGGTGTAGAAAATAATTTATTAAAATGGGAACTTGCTGAAAATATGACAAGACCAAAATCTGATGTTACTAAAGTTCAGATGAGTTATAGTATTATTGCCCCAAGATTGTATAAAGGTAAAGCTGAATCATTAGTTAGTAGAATGATAAGTTTTGCTGACATGATACAGTTAACGCATTTAAAACTACAGCAGGTTTTAGCAAGAATGGTTCCAGATGGTGTTTATTTAGATGCTGATGGTTTAGCTGAAGTTGATTTAGGTAACGGTACAAATTATAATCCACAAGAAGCTTTAAACATGTTCTTCCAAACTGGTTCGATAATTGGTAGATCAATGACGCAGGATGGTGAATTTAATCAAGGTAAAGTACCTATACAAGAATTAAATTCTGGATCGGGTAATGTAAAAATTGCAAGTTTAATTCAATCATATAATTATTATTTACAAATGATAAGAGATGTGACCGGGTTAAATGAAGCAAGAGATGGTAGTACGCCAGATAAAAACGCTTTAGTTGGTGTACAAAAATTAGCAGCAGCAAATTCAAACACAGCAACTAGACACATATTACAAGGTGGTTTATATTTAACATTAAAAACTGCGGAATCTTGCTCCCTTAGAATATCTGATGTACTTGAATATTCAAAATCAAGAAATCAATTTATTAATTCACTTGGTAGATTTAATGTTGGAACATTAGATGAAATTAAAAAATTACACCTTCATGATTTTGGTATTTTCTTAGAATTAACTCCAGATGAAGAAGAAAAACAACTTCTTGAAAATAATATACAAATGGCTTTGCAAAAAGATCAAGTATTTCTTGAAGATGCAATTGATGTTAGGGAGATTAAAAATTTGAAACTAGCAAACCAATTATTAAAAATTAGGAGACGTAAAAAAATTGAGCAAGATAGAATAATACAGATGGAAAATATTCAAGCACAAACTCAATCTAATGCACAGGCTGCCCAAGCTGCTGCACAAGCTGAAATCCAAAAACAACAAGGGATAGCGGGTAGTAAAGTTCAGGTGAATAAAGCACAATTATCATTTGATCTTAAAAAATTAGAAACTGAAGCTATGATTAAAAAGGAACTTATGCAACATGAGTTTGATTTAAACATGCGATTAAAACAAATGGAAGTTGATACATTAAAACAAAAAGAAGATGGCAAAGAAGATCGTAAAGATGAAAGAACTAGAATTCAAGCATCTCAACAAAGTGAGTTGATTGATCAAAGAAAAAAAGAAACTCCACCTAAAAATTTTGAATCCGCTGGATTTGATAGTTTAGGCGGTTTTGGTTTAGAGCAATTTGAACCGCGTTAAAATTAAAATTATTTTATAAAATTATATTATGGCAAAAAAACAAGAAAAAAAAGTAGTTGATAAAACTACCGAGAAAAAAGTAGAAACTCCAATGGGAGAAGAAACTAAGGTTAAAAAACGACCTAATACAATGAAAAACTTAAGGAATGATGACAGTACTGTTAAAGTAGATTTGTCAAAACCTATAGTAGAACAAGAAGAAGACAAGTCTGTTGAAGAAAAACAGGTGGAAAAACCTCAAGAAGAACAAGTTGATGATAAAGTTATTGAAAAAGTTCAAGAGAAAGTGGAAGATGAAAAAGATGAGGTTAAAAAAGAAGAAGAAACTGAACAACCAGTTTTGGAAGAAATTACAGAAGAAAAGACTGATAGTGTTGATGAAGAGAAAATTGAAGCAGTTGAAGAAGCAGTTGAAGAAGCTGTAGAAGAAGCACATAAAACTGGTCAAGATTTACCAGAAAATATTCAAAAAGTTGTAGACTTTATGGATGAAACTGGCGGTAATCTTGAGGATTATGTAAAATTAAATCAAGATTATAGTAAACTTGATGAAATGTCTTTATTAAAACAATATTACAAGCAAACTAAACCTCATTTAAATAATGAAGAAATTAGTTTTTTAATAGAAGATTCATTTAGATTTGATGAAGAAATAGATGAAGAAATAGACATTAAAAGAAAGAAATTAGCGTTTAAAGAGCAGGTTGCTAGCGCTACAAACCATCTAGACGGGTTAAAGTCTAAATACTATGCAGAAATCAAAAGTGGTGCTAAGTTAGCACCTGAACAACAAGAAGCTATTGATTTCTTTAATAGATATAATAAGGAGAATAAAGAATCTCAAAAATTAGCAGAACAACAAAAGTCTACATTTTTAAATAAAACCAATCAGGTTTTCGACAAAAATTTCAAAGGTTTTGAATACAATGTCGGTGATAAAAAATATAGATTTAATGTTAATGATGTAAATAGCGTTAAAGATACACAAAGCGATCTTAATAACTTTGTTACTAAATTTTTAGATAAAAATAATGTTATGGATGATGCTAAGGGTTATCATAAATCTTTATTTACAGCAATGAATTCAGATGCTATTGCTAATCATTTTTACCAACAGGGTAAAGCAGATGGGATTACTGAAGTTACTATGGATTCCAAAAATATAAATATGGATCCTAGAACATCAGGAACAACTACTGTTGACACTGGGGGTGTAAAATATAAAGTAGTTAGCGGCGATGATTCTAAGAAACTCCGATTTAAAATCAATAAATAAAAATTTAACAATTTAAATAAATAAATTATGGCAATTAACGCAAGTCCGGCAACAAACTTAAGAAGTACGCCGGCACCTACGAAAGAAGCTTTAGCTAGTAATTATGTAGATTTTACTACTACAGCTACTAAAGGATGGGCACAACAGTATGTTCCCGATATTATGGAAAAAGAAGCAGAAGTGTTCGGTAATAGAACTATTTCGGGTTTCTTAGAAAGAGTTGGGGCTGAAGAGCCTATGACTGCTGATCGTGTAGTATGGTCAGAACAAGGTAGATTACATTTAGCGTACGCTGTCACTCACATGGCAAGTAGTGACGCTGATGGCTTATTTACTGTTACAGCTGATTCTGATGGCAACGCTATCGATGGAACACCTGAACACGCAATAAGAGTTGGTGATCTAGTTTTAATTAGTGATGCGAATAGTACAGCTAGAGGTATTGTAACAAAATCTCCTGGCGATCCTACAGCCGCAAATCAATGTGCTGCTACAAAATTTGAAGCAAAATGTATAGACGATGACACCTTTCAAAATGCTGGAATAGCAGATGCAACTGGTGCAACATGTTTAGTTTATGGTTCTGAGTATGTAAAAGGGGACACTGGTAGAGGAGAATCTGTAGAT